ATCCTTCTTATTTCGCGTTGGTTCCGCCGCACGAGTTAGTGAAGAAACAAATCTCTTAGGTGCCGCTGTACTTAACGTATCAGTTCTAACACCTGTTTCAGAACGATTTGTTGTACGTTTCGTTCGTTCGTGTTCTCCTCTTGGTGTTCTACCAGACATGCCCTGCGCACGTCCGGGAACGGGTGGGAGTCTTCCAAAAAGAAACGATGTTTTCTCGGGTCTGTTATTTCCAAGTTCACCCGCAACTCCTCGTCTTCCACCCTTATTATCAAAGGCTGGACCAGAACGTCCTGGTAAAGTTGTAAGTCTATAAGCACCCACATTTTCAGGGTTAACTCTAAATAATTGCTGGTGACCACCAACAGCTGGAACACTTGGATCTACACCCAAACCTGGACCAACATTTTGGTGCTCTATTGGTGAAAGATTATTCATTCTTCCACCATCATACATCATGCGATTTCGCATATCTAAAACTTCCCCACCGGATGATCTTTGTTGAGGAGAAATATCACCGAATGAAGACATTTCCTGTTTAGAAGTATATTCAGGTTCGACTAGAGGTGATGGTGCGCCTAAATATGAATCTTCTATTGTCATGTCTCTACTGTACAAATCATCAATTGGTGGTGGTCTAACCTCTTCTTGTCCTTGAATAGAATTTCCTTCGATTGAATATTGTTCATCATCTGTTTTACTTAATTTACGACCAGCGTAAACGAGTCCTGCTATAGCCAATATGGATATGGGGTCAGCCATTCTTATTTGTTATTAACATTTTTATTGAGGTATCTTTGCTGAAACAAACCATTTTGAACTTCGGCACGAGTACTCGATGGTTCGTATGATCGTGTTCTAAGAGGGGTTTTACACGCAACATGTTGAAGTGGGTGTAAATTTTGTTCGTATGTTTTTGCTAATACCTTGTTAAATCGAGATGTAGATTGTGGACGAAGAGCGTCACTTGTTTCTATATGTTGAGATGGTGAACCTTTACCGGCCATGTATGGAGCAGTTCCATATAACATGGTATTTGGTCTAGATGAACCATAATTCAAAGTACTGGGCTGAGGATACACGAAGACTTCTTCGGTAGCACAAACGGATGGAACCGCTTTATCGGTAACCATTTTCATTCCTGGTTGGAGTTGATACGCCATTTACTATTACTTAAGATTTTGTTTAAGCAAATCGAGTATCTACTAACGATGACTATAATGTAAAATTAGGCTGATAATACTGAACATCTATCTCCTATCCCCTGTTGGTTGTAAACCAGCAAAAGCCTCGAGTTGAACTCCTCTGGCATTTGGATCACATAATCGTGGATCTTGTCTACAAGTTTTTTCACCCTTTTTACCATGTATAAATTCATAATATGGATCGTTTCCTAAAGATGAATTCGATGTAGTTGTAAATTGTCTAGCTAAAGCATTTCTCTGGAATCGTGGTAATGAAGAACGCGAACGCGAAGGACCGTATTGTATACCATTTGTAATATAAGCATCTGTTGCGTTTTTAACTGTTGGTGCATAACACGCACTAGGCCTATCTGGTCTATCAGAAAAGTCAGTCATAAGTACATTAGCACACGGGTTGTCCTGAGTAGGTAATTGGCATGGTATACCGTTATTTGCAGTTCTTGGTAAACCTTCTCTTACCATATCGGAACGTTCCATTATATATAGAACGCCCAAAGCTGTACCACCTAAAACAAATATACGTATATCACGGTTAATAAGATAGATTATACACGTCGCATAAATTATAAATCTTGCTGTAGCGTTGATTCGCTCTTCTGGTGTGAGCGTATTTGATGGCCAAAATTCTAAAACTTTATCTGTCCGAATGAGCTGTTTTGGGTCTTCAAACCAAGAAGTCATTTATATATAGTGAGTTTATTTTTTACCACCCAACATTCCACCTAACATGCCTTGCATTGTTTTCATTAAAGCCGCTTCATCCAATTCACCATTTTCACCTGAACCCAATTTATCCGCGCATTCTTTAGCAACGGTCTCAATCATAGATAGTGTATCTTCTGGTATAGATTTTATAGTCGTACCTAACATGTACAATGTTTGAACATATTGCCAAATCGCATTTTTTGTATTTTCGGAACACGAACCCCAATGTTTTTCTAAATTAACACCTTTCATAAAATCAAGATTTTTCGATTCTTTAATAAAAAATGAATCATCTTTAGCTGAAATCTGTTCTGTGTATGGAGCTACGCCGTTCATAAAACCATCTACGACTAATCTAGGATTTGCTTCTTTCATCAAATCAAATGCCGATAAACACTTTTTTAATCCTTTTTCTTCTGGAAACGTCTTGTGTAGTTCCACAAGAAATTGACCCATCATATCATTGAATGCGGTAACAGAAGCCATTTTGTATATATTCTATGTTTGATATCTTTAAGTTAGAAAATTAAAATGGTTCTGTACTGATAGTCTCTTTCTTACCTAATCCGTTCGAAACGATAAAAAATACTAAAATAGCGACAAGTGCCGCCGGTTTGGTATATGCGCTAAGTGCGAGTTTACCTTCGTTGTTAAGTTTTGCTTTAAAATGTATGTATCCTGCTGTTATAAAACCTGCGATTAAACCCGCCCAAGCTGGATCTCTTAAATAATCTTCAAACTCCATTTACTTATACATGATGTTTTTTTGGCGAGTTTCAGCAGCATCTGGGAAAAAAACGTCGTCTTCATCCTGTGTACGTTGTTGTGGATTTTGCATGTGTGGCGTTGTATTGATAGTCTTAAATTCATTATTCATAAAAGAATTGTTAGTTTGTTCTTCTTCCATTGGTGGTTGTTCTTCCTCCATTGGTTGTTCTTCTTCCATTGGTGGTTGTTCTTCCTCCATTGGCTGTTCTTCATCACCAAATGGTTCATTACTCGTTTCTTCCATACCATTATCTTCAATGATATCCGGGTCTTCAGAATCACCAACTTCCGCCTCACCTAAATCGAGATCTTGTCCTTCTTGTTGTTGCGACATGTAAGTTTGTAATATTTGCTGAACTGGTATAAGTTCCTTTACAGAATTTTCGATACATATAGAAAATCGTTCAAATAATTTATCATTTCGCGCGTGTTCATTTTGAGAATCATGGTATATATAAGGATCATTATACAGGGATTCCGCAACTTTATTATGACACATTTGAATAAAAACTTCGTTCGTTGGGAGTTTAAGAGAAATCTTTTTATTATCTTTACTCAAACGAACAGCTGATAAAATTTTGACGCAACTCACAAATACAGCTGCCAATAAATCATTAAACCATGCGCATCTATTAGCAATATTATCAGTGTGTTGTTTAGACATGGCGTCACTCCAATTTGGAACTTCTTTCAATAATTTCTGGTACATTACAAGTACCTTTCTTCCCTTCGATAATTTATAAGCCTCATCGTACATTTCTTCAAAAGTCTCTATCATAACCGGACACATCAATATACAAAGCTGACCAAGGTATTCGCGTTTTGCTTCTACTAATATGTTAAGGTTATCCATTTATGATAAAGTGGGTTTTTTTATGGGACATTATTATCGCGCCCCCCTGTATTTATTCGCTGTCTTTTTCAAGTTAACGAGTGTTGGAAAATCTTCAAAATCTTCTTCTGGTTTATCTTCTTTTTGTGTAATCGTTTTCTTTGGTGTCCATGATATACATAATTCAAATTCACCAATATGTTGAACATAAAATCCACCTAATCGAAATTGTCTTATTAAATATTGAGTAGCTCTTGTCCTGTCAAAATGTGGATATCCCATTACAAACGATGGTATTTGTACGAAAACGTACTTATGACCTAATTCAACTGATTGACGTATTTTTTTTGATATTTGTTCGTGTAATTTTATGTACGTTTCCTTTTTTAACCTTTTACGTTTTTCAGCTATACGAGATATTTCATCAATACTGATCATTACAATATCATTGTAATTATTTTTATAAAATATTACTCAATTAAAAATATAATATATAACGAGTGTTTTAAACATAAAATATGTCTATTTTTTTAGGGCTATTTTTTATGTACCCCCTTACGGTCACTTTAAGGCCGATTTTAAAAAAATTTTGAGTCGGTTATATAATACGAAGTACTTTTATATAAAAAAGAAGTTCCACACATGGCGAGAGTAAGTATAGTAACATGTCATGAAGTGATCATAAAGGGGTACATAAAAATTAGCCATAAAAAAAGTGATATGTTTTTATGGTTATTAGTGTGTATAAATTTATTTTTTATTTATTACCATACATTATTTGTGAATCTAATATTTCTTTTTCAACCAGTAAATTACTATTATTTTTCAAATATTCTATTTCACTTTGTCTCACGAGTGAATAATCTACAAATTCACTGTGAGGTATATTAGAAGTGAATACACTTTCATTACTTGGTTTTTTTATATTCAACGGTTGACTTTTTAATGTTAATACCGCAACTTTTGGTTTATCACCGACATATTTTCGTTTATTGGTTTGGATTTGTGTGTATTTTTTAATATCACGTGTAAGACGATTTTGTTCTATCTCGTTTAATGAGTCACGTTTTTCTATACGATTATCTATACTTTGTTTGAGTTCATTTTCTGTATCTTTTGCAATCTCATCGAGATTTATAGTTTCATATCTTGGTCCTGTATTAATTATACGTATTACAGATGATACTATGAAACCAAAATCATACCCGCCTTTACCGTATTTTACAACCATAAACATAGCCTTACATATTTTACTACCTATTTGTGGAATAGCTTTTGTTTCAGGAAGTTTAATATCACCATTTTTCTTAATTTCTGGCGCAATAGCTTCATACATATCAGCGGAAATAGTTTCAATTATATATGTACAAAGACCAGTTCGTTTAGAAACTTCCTCATTTGTACGTAAAACCATTTCTTGCATGAGATCTTTTGTAATATCTACATCTTCCAACTTTTTGTACATGGACATGTCTATATCTTCATCATTTATATCAGCCGAAGGAGCATTACTAAATTTTTCTACCCTGACCATAGATAATATAACGCATAATATCAATACAATTAAAACAACCTTGTTCATATTAATATTAAATTTTATTTTAATTGTGATTTAATGGCGTAATTATTTTACTATATTATTTCAAAATGTCTCTCTTGATATATAGTCCACAATGTAATCATAGTTTAGATATTATTAATTATATCCAAAAACACGAAAATCTTAAAAAAATTGTTTCGTATCACAATATTAATAAATTGGGGGTACCACCGCAATTTAAAAATAAAATAAGTAGGGTACCAACAATGTTAACGAAAAATGGAAAATTTCTTGTTGGTAATGAAATAAAAAATTGGCTTGAATCGTTATTACCTGTTAAGGAACTCGAAATGGTTGGATTTGGTTCTTGTTCGATGACAACATTAGATGGTGAAGGAACAAATGAAATGTTTGGTTTAGATGATTATGGTACATCTTTACAACCACCAATGACCGCAGAGTTAGAAGAAAAAATAAACAGAAGTGTAAACGATGCGTATAATTCACAAAGTAAACAGGATTAAAGAATTAATTAGATTTCATATCAATGAAGTTGGTTACAGTACAAGCTACTGCAATAAAATCAACGTTTGAAGTATTAAAAGATATACTTAACGATGTTAATATATACTTTAAACCCGATGGTATGTATATAGTAACATTAGACACGGCAAGAACGACTCTAGTTGATATGTATTTATCCGGTGATAATTTTGAAAAATATAATTGTGAGAGTGAAATTATAGCTGGTGTGAATGTATCTAATACATTTAAATTGTTAAAATCTATATCAAATAATGATGTTCTTACTATATCTATAAATTCAAAAGAGTTTATGGATATAGAAATATTTAGTGAAATAAAGAAAACTTCTACAAAATTTTCACTAAAACTTCTCGATATTAACGAAAATCAGATAGAAGTCCCATCAATAAACATGACCACTATAACTCCAATGTTATCTTCAGATTTTCAAAGAATATGTAGAGATATGTATAATATAGGTAATGATATAGAAATAGCCAGGTACGATAAAAAATTGAGATTACATTGTAAAGGTGATTTTGCGGATCAAGAAACCGTAATCGAATGTACTGAAGAGAGTCAAAATATAACTGGTATTTATTCACTTCGGTACATGAACATATTTACGAAAGCGACGAGTATGTGTGCGAATGTACAAATAATGCAAGAAGAGAAAAATAGGTTTCTTATACTCAAATATAATGTTGCCAATTTAGGAGAATTAAAATTTTATCTCGCAACTAAGGTATCCGAAGATCAATAATACATCCGTTTTCGGTATTTACTCTTTTAATCATTCCTAATGCACTCTTCAATTTGATGGTTGGGTAATCAAATTTAAGTGTTTCATCATCGTAATATAACATGTCGTGTATTTTTGTAGTTTTGTCATCGTAAAAATCTCCTCTTGGACCGGCGTATCTTTTTATTTTGTTTAACACGTCTTTTACAGGTTTATCATCGGAATCTAAAAGTTGTGCGCTTACAATTGGCATGTTAAATACTATTCCATTTGCTTGTTTCGGAGGCCATTCATGATTTAGATCGTTCGTTAAAAATTTATACATTTTATCGTTATACCAATATTTTATACGTAAAATTACTTTAGTAACATTATTTGGTACATTTATATTTTTATAATCTATATTGGTTAAATTCTTATAAAACATTTCTGTATTACCATCCCACTCGTCTATACACTCATCTTCCCAAAATCCATCTAGTTCCTCTGGTATAATGTTATTATCTATCTTATATTCTAACGATTGATCTATAATGAGGTAATCTGGTTTTGATGTTATAAATTTTATACAATCGTATACCCAAATTATAACATTAGTTAAAAGATTGATAATCATTATATTTAGTTATTATATGGAAGGTAATTTTTTAAGCCGATATAACAACAAGATCGCAACGTGGAAAAAAAAGATAGAAGATGATCCTGGTAATAAATCCATCTACGAAACTGAAATGTCTGAGTATATAATGAAATGTTTACCTTATATGAATCAGTATGTAGATGATAATAAAAAAGAAGTATCTACAGATAACATTTTCAATTGTAAAGAAACATCTGGGTTACAAAGAAAAGATATATTCAACGATTACCTTGCTGATGTTGAAAATATGAATGTAGATAGACCTGTTATGAAAAAAGCGGAAACGTGCCCTGAATGTAACGATAGTCGTGTGTATCATTTTACAGATACGAGTGACCTTGTTTGCGAAAATTGCGGATTGATAATAGCGTGTTTAATTAGCGAAGAGTTAACGTATAGAGAAGAACAAGAAACGTCTGAAAAAATCATAAATTATTCGTATAAACGGGAAAATCATTTTAATGAATGGTTATCACAGTTTCAAGCTCAAGAAACTACTAACATACCTACTGATGTTATAGAACAGTTAAAAAACGAACTAAAGAAACTAAAAATAAAGACACTCGAGGAAGTTACTCACGCTCGGGTTAGAAGTCTTTTAAAAAAACTGAAACTAAATAAGTATTACGAACACGTTCCGTACATTACAAATATACTCAGTGGTATATCACCACCCAAAATGCCACAAGAACTCGAAGAACGGTTACGTATAATGTTCAAGGATATACAAAAACCGTTCGATGATAATTGTCCAAGTGATCGTAAAAACTTTCTAAGTTATTCGTATGTTCTTTATAAATTTTGTGAACTTTTGAGTGAAGATAAATACCTAAAATATTTCCCACTTTTAAAGTCTAAGGAAAAGTTGTATCAGCAGGATCTTATATGGAATAAGATATGTAACGATCTTCAATGGGAGTATATAGCGACCATATAAAAATATCAGGGTATATTAAATGCCAAAGTTCAAGAATACGAATGAACGGGTAAACGAAATTAGTAATTACCCAAACTCACCTAAACCAAAACAAAAAACCGAAACGAACCGTAAAAATCCTCTCAGACAAGGTGTTAATTTTAATAGTTTAAGTAACATGTTAAAATATTTCGCGGTTCTCAAACATGGTAATAAAGAAAGTAAGAGAAAAGCTGTAAATAATGCTGGACAAAAAGCATTAAAGAAAATAAAAAAATAAACGCGTATAATAAATGGGTTCGAATTCGAATGCTATTGAGAATAGAGAAGCTAGACGTCAACAAGCTATTAAAAATAATGATAGACCACGCATACCAAAACAAGGTCGTAAAAAACCAGCTAACTCGTCAGAATTTGCGAAACAACTATCAGAAACCCCAAAACCTAAGAAAAGTATCTTACCTACACCAGAAGAGGTAAGAAATCATTTAAAAAATAATAATTAAAGAAACACGTTTTAGAATAGATAATGAACGATCCGTATTACAATTTCTGTTTAGAAGAAATCAGGTTCTACACAGAAAAGATAAACGAAATTATAAACGAAGGTCTCAAAGACCCTAAAAAGTATTACGAAGAATCCAAGAGTGAATGGAAAAAGATATACCAAATGATTCCAGTTATGTACATGATGAATCAATGTAACGAATCTCAAGGGAAGAATTCGGACACGGTGGAAAATTTACAAGGTACGCCTCTGGAAACCCCGTCAAACGTAGATAGTTTTGTGCCTGCGTTACCATAACATCGGTGACGTTTTTAACTGATTTGAGTTCTATTACTGTTTTGTTATTTAAAATTAAATCGGCACGAAGATTCCCTATAGTATGCCCTTCAAATTCTATAGGAACTATTCTTTCCGTTTCGTAGTGTACCCCGTTTTTCCGCAAGACAACTTCCATCGCATTGTGATACACGCGCTCGCTATAACCGGGACCAAGTACTTTGTATACATGTTCCGCATATTCGCGTATCATTTATATACATATATTATTGTTTCTTTATACCTAAGTGAACAATGAAGGAATAAAATAAATAAATAAAAAATGACTTTAACAATTGACAAAATCAATCAACAATTAACTAAACACGTCAAGGAAAACTTGAAGTGGGACGATCTAAACACTGGATCGAATACACAAAATGGAGAACAATCTTATATTAGGGATATAATCGATATAATTCATCTCATGGGTGGAAAAATTGGTTCTTTAGCGGCTTCTCAGAAACCAAAGGATATACAAAACGTTTTGTTTCCATCTGTCAGTCATCCGATTACGTACGAGTGTAAAAAAAGTACAACTGGTAAATACATTTTGAATGATACTATACCAAAAAAGGATGATGATTATTACTACATGTTTATTAATGTTAAAGAAAGAGACGTAGAAATTAAACACTCAAGTTTCATGCTTAAAAAAATTACAAATAATGACTATTGTATAAAAGAAGAACAAAAGTCATTATTTACTAAAGCAATAGAGTGTTCGTGTAAAATGTTAAACAATAATAGAAACGCTGAAAGTTACAGACAATTGTATGATATAATGATTCATATACAGAAAAATGCTGTAAAAATGGGTGATATTGAACTTTCAGATTATGGTCAAATGTTTAAACAAGCGAGTGATTTTGGTATAGTGAAATCACGACCAAGACCTAACTGGTCTATTAAAATTTGATCTTTTCTATTATGTTCTGAACTAGTTTTGGAGGAATTGCGTTACCAATTTGAACAACTTTATCTTTGTGATTACCAGATAATTTATAATCACGTGGAAACCCCTGAATTTGTTGAAGTTCGTTAACTGTAAAAGGTCTTATAAAATATCCTTTACTCGTTTTTAGAGGTACGTATAACCGAGGTTGGTGATCGTACGCACATATTATAGTTTTACTAGGTTTTGTAATATCTACAATTTCACAATGTACCGGTGATTTTCTTTTTGCGTATGAAAATTGATACTTACTAATATATTTTTCTTTGTATACAACTCCCCTAACTTTTTCTTGTGATAACAAATAAGGGTGAACTTTACCATACGGTTCACCTTCACCAAGTACCATGGCACTTTCGGGTACACCAGCTTCATCCATGAGTTCTTTAGGAACTTCTAAAGCACCGTCCATGTCAAATTTTACTATATCTTCGAGAGAAGTGCGTTCATTAATAGGTTCGGGCCAATTAAATTTAAAGTTCTCGTCGAGACATCCGACTATAAAAAGACGTTCACGTTTTTGCGGAACACCATACTCTTCAGATTTTAAAACTTTATAAGTACACGTGTACCCAATATCATTGAACGCTTTTATGATAACATCTATAAATTTTTCACCCGTTTGCGTTTTTCTAGTTTGTAAACCCTTAACATTTTCACCTATGATAAATTTAGGTTTAATTATTTTAGCCGCGCGAACAAATTGTAAATAAAGTTGACCTCTCATATCATTTGGATCTTTTTTACCCGCATTTGAAAAACTTTGACACGGAAACCCACCAAATATGATATCAATTTTACCTTGTAAATTTTCAAAATCTTCATCAGAAATCTTATTTATATCGTCTCCTAACAATTTACACGCATCGAAATTAAGATCATGACTTTCTCTAAATATTTTTTTAAGTTCTGAATACCACGAAACATCTAAACCCGCATTGGTCATACCAACTGTATCACCTCCACAACCCGAAAAAAGAGAAAGAGCTGTCTTTATCATTTCTTAAAACTTGTTTTATTTTTTTAAGTATTTAAAAATATGGGTGTTATATACATCATATGGATATAGAAAATTGCGAAGGCCGTGATTTTTTAAAACGACTCGATAATAATTCGGTCGATCTCATACTCACGGACCCACCGTATGTTATTTCGCACGAAACAGGTATGAATACGTTACGCGATGCTATAGATTCGGGTAAAAACCTTGAAAAGACTGAATCTGAATGGTTAAAATACGTCGAAGAAAATGACACCGCTAAAACAACACCAAACGCTAAAGAAAATTACATGAAATACGGTACCATATACGGTACCAAATATAGTGTTAAGACGAATTACGGTGATTGGGATAAAAACTTTACAATGGATATACTCGATGAGTTTATAAAACTGTATTACCAAAAACTTCGCGACGGAGGTACGTGTATAATATTCTTTGATTTGTGGAAAATATCACATCTCAAGGAACTCATGGAAAAACATAAGTTTAAACAAATTCGGTTTATAGAATGGATTAAAACCAATCCACAACCCATAAACTCGGGTACAAATTACCTAACAAACTGTCGCGAAATAGCTTTACTCGGTGTTAAGAAAGGTAAACCGACGTTTAATAGTAAATACGATAACGGTATATATAGGTTTCCAATTCAAGGTGGTAAAAATAGGTTCCATCCGACACAAAAAAACGTTGATTTATTTCAATCGCTCATAGAGAAACACTCAAATAAAGGCGATCTCGTCGTAGATACGTTTCTTGGTGGTGGAACAACGGCAGTGGCGTGTAGAAATACGGAACGTAAATTTTCCGGGTGTGAACTTTCCAAAGACTATTACGATAAAATTAGTTAGAAGAGTCTGGTGGTGTTATTTTTATTTCGGGCGCATCATCAACTATGTCTATAACATACCTACTTGAATCATTTGTAGGAGATACAGTTACTATTCTACACATGTCAGTACTCACCATTGTATCACTTGTATTTTTTATAGGTATAACTATTGGTTTACACAATAACATCCACATATATTAGTATCATAGATTTAAAGATACGACGTGTATATAATATAAAATGATTTATACACGTGGTATAGAATTGTTGTCGGCAACAACGTCTCTTTTACCCGTTATAGTTTCATCCTTTTTTCCTATAAGTTATGCATCTGTTGCCTGTGTAGTACACTGTCCCTTAAAATTTTTGTACCATGTTCATAACGCGTATAGTGCGAACACATATCGAAGTCAGTTAATATACAAAAAGTATAAAAGTTTTTTACACGTTGGATTATCCATACTTTTTTACGCGCAAGAATATAAAGTAAGTTTTCTAAATATAGTATTCAATATACTTTCTATTTCACTCATACGACAAAGTGAACCTTTGAAGAACAATGAAGATATCATGAAGATAAACGCGTGTGGGTATATAGGTATATTTGCGTCTACGATTAGTTTGTATAGTATAAGTAAAATATATTACGTGGTATCCCTTTATTTTTACTTTGCTGCGAATATTATATACCAAATGGAATTATACGATGGGTTTACGGATAGTGTCGTAAACTTACTTCTCGTAACACCTCAATATGTATTACTTTTAGGGTACCAAAATTAATTATATAGAACATGTTCCGTATGTGAGATATAATTAATTATTTCTTGACTGCTTTCTTTCTTTCTTTATTTCTAAGATACCATTCACGTTGATATTTTTTATTTCTTTCCTTCTGTTCTGGAGTTCTTTTCTCCCTTGATTCCTTAACTTGTTGCCTCTTCCTCTCTTTTTGTTGAGGCGTCATTTTTCTCAAGCGCTCCCTATCTCTTTCTCTCTTCCTCTCCCTTAGAATTTCAGTAAGTTCACGTTTTCTCGTATTTACCACCGGTGAAGGAACGTTAAAAATGTTTTTTCTGAAATGCAGTGCCACATTGTGTTTTTTTAAATCTGTTTCTGCATTTTTTAAAGCCTTTTGTAATTCCTTTTTTTCATTATTGATTTGATTTATAGTTTCTTTTATAAATTTAATACGTTTTTCTAAAACATTATACCTATTTCTAAGTTTAATATTATTTTTAAATAATTGTGAATTATGAAATTCAATAACATTATTTTTTTCCCATGGCGTCGTGAGTCTAGTTTTGTAACGTTTTTCTAACTCCTTAGCTTCATTTCTAAATTTATTATTATTATTATTCATTTACATGAACTGGGAAAATAATTTAAATCTCCATGTATATAAATGTTAAATAATAACACGGAAAGAAATCGTAAAAATTTAGAAGAATACATAAACTCTAAAAATAAAATATGTAACGGGTTGAACAAAAAATCATTTATGGGCCAACTTGGTAAAAAACCAGTAAGCGAAATAAGAGAAAATGTCGATAAGGAATTTCGAAGACAACAACTCCGCTTTTTGGGTCGAGGGTGCGGTAACGGTATAAATCTTCGAAAATCCCAAGGTGGGAAAAAAAGTTTTTTTAGTAAATTTAAACGAACTCTAAGACGTTAAAAAGGTTCCATTTTCGTCGATGACGAGTTCGCCGCGTTCGGCTAACATTTTTCGGTGTAACATGTGGTGATCCCGAACATCGTTCTTATTTTGACCGACATACGGAACGGCGTAGCCGTTTTCACACATCCACTTATTCACATTCGTCCAGTTATTATCTTCGAGAACCCACAATTCACCAAGCGCGCGTCCGTACTTACCTACCGAGTCGCGTTCGGGACATCTCAGTTCGATCTCACAATCGTCCTTATCGGATTCGACCGCCTTCGTGACCCACTTAAGAATCTGTTTCTTTGCGTGTTTCCCATAAATCTTTTCGATCTTATCGGACGTTCGCGATTCCTCGGTATCGATACCGAGTAATCGTACGCGTTGGCGAATGAGTACGTCGAACCCCAAATCGATAAGAACGTCGACGGTATCACCATCGACAACTTTCGAACACGAGTCGATTTTGTATCTGAATTCACACGGGGATTGGTTGTACGTTTCTGTCATTTTATATAGAGTTTATGTGTTTATTCTTTAATTACAAATTAAATTCCTGTTTGGTCCCACCATCGTACACGTTCACGAATCCTGTATCTATCATTTTTTTGTTAATCGAAACCATATCCCTTCTATTTTTGTAGACGAAAACGAGCGTTCGTCCGTACTTATCGTTTCTCTTACACGAAATCCATACCCATCCGTTTACCTTAAAATTACACTTGAACGGGTTCCATGGAACGCGTTTAGATCTATCATCGTACCCTAAAAAACTTGCGAACGTATACTTCGCACGTTTTGCCATGGCAATATGTTTATCTCGGTTAGGTGTATCTCTAGGTGGTTTCATTTCGGGTGCGTCGTATCCGATAGTTCGGAAAGTAAATTTCAAAACGCGATTATGAAGTATAATACACGCCTTGAACGTGTCACCATCGTAGACATCAGTTACCTTGGCATATCCTTGGTACTTATCGAGACTAAAAACGGGTATGGATTCGTCGGTTACAGAAAGTTTACGCTTTTTAAAACAATACATTATATGTTCTATAATACAATGTATTCTTTTAATTTACTAAATGTTTTTGTATTTCACTTTCAGTGAGTTTGTACTTATCTATACTTTTTTGAGACGGTCGTTTATTAGTTTTTTTAATATTTATAAGACATTGTTTACGGTTCTTATTGTATACAAATTGTGTATCACTTTTTTTCTTATCGTATCGACTCTTATTTTTTTGTTGTTGTGTCTTACCTGAATTACGTTTATTTATATACGTGTAAGGTTCGTCTCTTAATATATATTCCCATTTCGAAACTATAAACTTTTTTTTAAATTTGCGTTCGTATAGTATCGCGTCGCGTTCAACTTCTTGGGTGGTATAACCCATGTACCCTTTTTTATACATGTTTTTGATATTAAACACGATTTTGTGTATTTCATCGATCGTAATATTGTTTATATCGTCTATACCAAATCCGTCCATGTGTAACGAAGGGTATCTTTTACAATTAAACAAAAATCCCGTAATCGAAATATTATATAATACGTTAGAGTTTATAAACATTTTTAGATCGTTATCGTGTTTCGATTTGTTATACAATTTTCTATAAAATTTATTTATACCCCATTTTGTTTCGTTACGGTGAAACACGTGTTTCATTTCTACATACTTATTCGTGTTTACATTTTTATTAGAATTTATAATAAATTTTTTATTTTCGTCGATAGAATATTCTAGAGGTATACACGAAGCATAAAATTTTTTTTCCGATTTATTCTCTATTATATAAAGAACATGTGGCGGAAAATTAGTATCCATTTTTATTTTTTGTCGTAAATCTTTAATATATTTTTGTACTACCAATTAGGGTTTATGTACCCCCTTACGATCACTTTAAGGCTGATTTTAAAAATTTTTTGAGTCGGATATATAATACGAAGTACTTTTATATAAAAAAGAAGTTCCACACATGGCGAGAGTAAGTATAGTAGCATGTCATGAAGTGATCATAAGGGGGTACATAAAAAAAAGTGATATGTTATCTATTTTATAATGTTCTAAATTTTTTCAAATTATTACATATTTTCAAGTAATCGCCTTCGGGTATGGTACTTGAATTTTTGTCTATAAGTTCCAATATGGTTTCTGCCATCTTTTCTGTTTCGGTTTTCATTTTTACGTATCCCTCTAAGGATGGACTAAAAAATCCACAATCACTATCAATGACTCCATTCCATTTATAAATTTCTCGTAAATCTTCTATAAAATCAGCAATAGTCTCATAATATGAGTTGTATGACCAAATTTTATCATCATAGAATATGTATTCTTTATTGACTATAGCATTATGTAATCCATCATTTCCCCAAAATCCGCTATTACCACTCAAATTAAAAAGGGATATTGGACGAATATATCCATCTTGACTTTGTGGTAACAATTCATTCGAAGATTCGTATTCGAGGTTATAGTTATACGAAAGAATTGGTGAAGCGTATATATCCATACTTACTATAGGTGTTTCTCTTTTTTTACCACGGTAAGTAATTGTAACCGCTAAGTGTTGGGCGCTAATATTATTAGGTATAGTCGAACGAATATATTTATTTACAAATGGTTGTGGTTTCATTTTACTTATTTTATTATGTATTAAAACTTTAAATATTTAAACTTTATTTAACTCAAATAAAGCGTATTCAATGAATACACTTGGATTAGGATGATCCGTCATCGCAAGTTCTTCCTCTAGATCACCTATAAATTCTGCTTTTTCATGTTCATCGATGTCATTGTATATGTAATTGATAAGTTTTGCATTTCTTGATGCGGCTGCCCCGACCATAGCGTAATGTACACAATGTCTAGGGTATCCACACTCTTCGTATAAATACTTAAATGTTTCTAAACCCGTATCGTGATCTTTACAATATGCCGCGGCAAAACTTATATCGTCTTCGTCTTCTCTCAAATCATCACCATCGTTAGGTATGTCTTCAATTAATTGATTGATTTCGTTACGACGTTTTTTTAATTCGTCGAGTTCGCCGTTTTCGCACATTTTCCAAATAGATTTCATAATCATAGAGATATAAATAGATTTCATTTTTTAATTTAAGTATCGTTTATGTATGACTTAGGTATAGTTTATACTATTTAGACATTTACCCAAAGTTTCGTGAAATTCCTTGAACTGTTCTATTTTAAGTTTGAACGAGTTTTCAACCATACGTAAATGGTCCTTATACTCCTCAACCGTATCGTTACATGCTTTCATGTATTTTTTACACTCATCTCTTAAATCGTAAGAACTTCCTAATAATAAGTTAATTTTTTGTATTGTTGGTATACTGTTTTCATCGTAAGGGATATCGTGATCGTAGCATAGTTTTTTTCTAGTATCTCTTTCGACACGGTTTGTTATGCGTTTTAATGGGTAACGAGATACTTCCCTTTGTTCGTGTTTTAATTTTTTTGCGAGGTATAAACAATCGTATTTACCTGTTTTTCGTAAAAAACTCATAGCCGCATAGAAATCTTCTTCACCGGGAACGCGTGGTTGATTATTTTTTGGGTGTTCTAATGGTATCGCTATATGGTTTTCGGGCATGATCTCTTCGTTATATACATCCATTAACGAACGGCAAATGTCCAAATAATCATTTTCTGGAAACGCAGTGTTGTTTTTATCAACTAAAGTGAGTATATTTTGAAGTTTAGTGTTATCCATTTTCAATTTTCAATTATTATTAAAAAACAGGTATTACTTAGGTTATTTAGACCCCGATGTACTAGGGTACGAATATTCGTTTTCGAATTGTTCGTATTGTTCTATAAGTTTTTTATATTGTGATTTATAATCGATCAAATATTTACATACATGTGTGATAGACTTGTCTAGTTTATGAAAATGTCCCATTTCTATCGATTGACTAACGTGTACGTTATATTTTTTTGTGATTTCTTCTATAGTATCGAGAAATTCGTTTGAAAAATCAACACCTTGCTGTAAATGTTTTTTACCGAAGGGTGTGGAAGAGATGGCCCCATTTTTTTTATACTTCTACTCTCACTGGGGGTCTAGGGAAGTATATAAAACTGGGTGTGGAAGAATTATACCTATTTCGTATATCTTGTATTATATCATTTGAGTATTCGACTAATTCGAATATATTTTCTAAAATGTCTATCTTAGTTATCATCCACTGTCGCAAAAAATCACCAACCGCGTTTGTAAACATTTCTAATATATCGCGTATATCTTGTATTTTATCTTTTAATTTATCGCGTTTTTGTAATTCAATTTTAAATTCTTCTTTAGTAATATTTACTAATTTACCTTGAAAGGGTCCTGAATCATATTTAAATTGTTTTTCTCCTCTTACTAATCTAGATGATGGTTTACCAAATACTGTAAAGTTTACTTTTCTTGTAGAAGTTAAATGA